AACCATCGGTTATGTTCCGCCCTTGGGGGGGCACGGCGGTGCTGCCTTTGGCAGCACTTGTGTCCTTGGACCTTTCCCTTTAAGGGGAACCAAGGTTCCCCTATCCTATAATGGGCGCCTTATACGGTTCAAACTTCGTGGCAAACTCGTCGCCCATAATGGCATTATGCACGACGGAGAAAAAGTCTCGCGAATTTTTCGGTTCCTCCATTTCTCTACGTGTTTCCAACAAGGTGAATTGGCACGTTTTGTCACACGGATTGCAAGGCGCGTCACCCGCAAATTTGATTTCCGGATAAATATGCTGTATCATTTCATTTTTCACGGGCATGCCCTTACTCATGAGAACGCCGTTTTTGCATTTATCTTTTATTTGTGAAAACCCTTCCAACGCAGTATCCGTCATCTTGTAATACAGGATTGCGATAACGCACGCAAAGGTTCCATACAGGTAATTCAACTTGGAATAATAGAGAATCAATACAACAGCAAATAATTTTCCTAAAACAGTGTGACTGAGCGCCACAAATTCTGCTCCATAGAATCCGTGAAACAGCAACAACAGAATGGGAATGAACTGCATCACCAAATTGTTGTCTTGAAAATAGAGGACCCCCTTATTTAGAAAAGAATTAATGTTTTTTTGAATCGGATCCATGTATATTATAGACAATCAAAATATAGATTTATATTAAAGAAGGATGGCATCAATTACTTTACACGCTTCTCCATGGTCCAGCAATTCATCTACCAAAAAAAGAACCCCCACTATGAATCGCAAAAAAACGTGCAGACACAGTGCTGCTGCCATTGAAATAGAGGATTTTGATGGTGATATGGAAGAACCATCCTCCATTTCTGAGAATTTCGAATCGGCAATTGAAGAACAAGAAAAAAGGAATTCGAAGGTGAATCAATTGCTTAATAAAATCACCGACGCCGGCGACGGTCTTGCCGATTTTGTGCCGGTTGCCGCACCCAAAAATACTTTAGCAGATTTGATGCCGACCATCACCAATAAACCCGAGGGATTTGAATCGTCTTTATTAGAACGCGCTGCTGCCAATCGCGACAGTCATGGTGAATATTCGCCCAACAATTCTGGCGAGGAACGCCTTGGCAACTATTCGAAAATGTATGAACCGCCCAGTGCCACCGGAGTTTTAGGAAAACCCTATTACGCCTCTATGGGAATCGGTTCGAGTGCTCCCAGTGGCGACAACTCTGTCATACAGAAATTGAATTACATTACCCACATTTTGGAGGATATACAGATGGAAAAGACGAGCAATATTACCGAAGAAGTCATCCTGTATTCATTTTTAGGAGTTTTTGTCATCTTTGTGGTGGACTCTTTTGCCAAGGCGGGCAAATACTACAGATAATTCTGTGTCTTGTGCCTTGTGCCTCGCTTGCATCTGCAAAGAAAGGATGGACCACATTGTGTTTTCACAAACCATTTATGGAAATACAACAAATGATATTAGACAAATGAAGGAGGAACAATTTCATTTTAATGGTGTAAATTATTTCATGCGCATCGGAAGGTGTGGCAAAGAAAATGATCACCTAGTAAAAACATCGGCAAAAACCGATATATGGTTTCATGTGGATGGTGCGCCTTCATCACATGTAATACTTTCACACGAGGGAGAACTAAATGTGATACCCAAACAAGTAATAAAACGTTGTGCGTGTTTATGCAAATCACACAGTTCAAGTAAATCAAAATCAAAATGCGGGATTGTTTATACCGCGATCGCGAATGTTTTGCCAACAGAAATTGAAGGACGCGTTGTAATAAATGAAATGAGAAAAATCATTTTTATATAAACCCTGCGAAATCACAATAGAGATATTGTGATTTGGTGTAAAAAACATAGACACTATCTCAAATGAATCTACATATTGATGTCGTGTAACTACAGCATTCATTGCCTCAATTACAACAATCCTGTAAGAAAAGAATCCATGACGGCGCGTTTCAAACAGATTGGAATTACTGATTTTTTGATGTCCCCCGGCGTTCCTCTATCGGACCCGCGCATCAACCCCTCTTTGGAACCCAACACACAGAAATCGCATTCCTGCATGTTCGGGCATCTCGACATGATCCGCCATTTCCTTGACAACAGTGATTCCCAGTTCGGCATCTTCTGCGAGGACGACATTTTAATTGACACATTTTTCATCCCTAGAATGGAGGAAATTTTGTGCGATTTCAAACAGATGAATTTGGATGTTCTCTTGCTGGGGTATTTGTTCCCCTATGTGCTCGACCATTCGGGCAAAAACACGTATCATCCATACTCGCCGCCACCCGCCACGATTTGGGGCACGCAAATGTACATGGTGTCGCGCGAGTGGGCGCGCGCCATCATTCAAAAGTACGGCAACGCTGACTCGCCAACCCTGTATGATCCCTTTAGTGCCGATTGGACCATTACGCAGGAAGGCAATCGCCGCATAGTGTATCCGATGTTGGCAATAGAGGATGGAAACGGCAAATACGATGACGAGGGGCAAAACTATTTACACACATTGGCGCACAGTGCGCATTTGTCCATAAGGACCTACATATAGTTGTGGTCATTGTTGCAATTATTATTGTTGCATATAATAGTATAGTGTATAATGGAATTGAAACCGAAACAATATTACGAGGATGATTCAAACAAGGATGATGAAAAATCGAAAGAACCGGATGATGTCCCTTTTTGGAGCAAGAATCCCAACATCATTTTAAGCAAAGAACATATCCTCGAATTTTTCCCCACCGAAGAAATGACATTTAACCAAAAACTGAACGCCATCAGTCGCATCGTCATTTTGTTGACCCTTCTCACGTTTGCCTATACCCAAAATACGCAAATATTGTTGGTCGGCGCCGTGTCTTTGTTTTTCATATTCATGCTCCATCAATACCGATCCAAAGACAAAGAAGACGAGGGATTCGAAATTTCACCCGTGTTGAAAGATTTAGTGGATACGTCGCATTCAACTCCCGAATCCGTTTTCCAAATGCCCACCGCCAATAATCCGTTAGGCAATGTGCTGGTCACTGATTACCTGTATAACCCCAAGCGCAAACCCGCGCCGCCTGCCTACAATGAATCCGTGTCTGCTGATATTATGGAAAAGGCGAAACAGATGGTGATTAATAACAACCCCAACAACCCCGACATTGCCGATAAATTATTCAAGGATTTAGGCGATCAATACATGTTTGAACAGTCGATGCAACCCTTTTATTCGACCGCGAGCACGACCATTCCCAATGACCAGGAATCCTTCAGTGAATTCTGTTATGGTGGTATGATATCGTGTAAAGAGGGCAACGCCTTTGCTTGCGCGCGAAACAATGCTGCCAAACCAAATTTGCATTAAGGGAACTACGTTAAGCACCTTCGGTGCGACGCTCACCCCCCATAGGGGGGTGAGTCAACCCCTTGGACCTCTCCTTTGCTTTTAATAAACATATTATTGCATTAAGAGAATGAACAATTTGTGGACTTTTTCACTCAAAGTGAGTGTCGCAAATACTTTTATTAAAGAAAAAGGAGGGATCTTAAGGGAACCAAGGTTTGCCTTAAATCTTTTATAACAAAATAACTTGGAATCATATTGTCATCTAACATAACAACATGAATTCGACGGAGGAAAAGGGTAAAATTATCTTTGCCATTTATTCCTGTAGGAAATATCAGGCGCGCGCCGAATTCCTCTATCGACTCCTCGAGGGTCGCCTACCTCAAGACAAAGTAGAATTGTGGATCTTTTTCGGCAGTGATGACCAGGGACCCATTGAAACTACATGCGATCATTGTATTCTCGATTGCCCCGACGGTTATGATAACTTAACAAAAAAGACATTAACCATGTTGTTTGAGTGCGGTAAATATAACGGAATAATAAAGTGCGATGACGACATTTTTCCAAACCTGAATTATCTGCGCAAATTTGTGGACCATGTTCTCGCCAATAGTCATATTGATTACGCCGGGCGCCGTTTGGATGTTAATGAACATTATGGAATGAGTTTTATGGGAAAAGGTGAGTTGCAGAAACCACCACTTATACCAAAATGCAGTTATTGTGCGGGTCCCATTTATTATTTGAGTGGGAAGGCAATGCGCACCCTCGTAAACGCATGGACCACGGAGCAACTTGTGTTAAATTACAACGAGGATGTCACAATTGGACACAATTTGGGTCTTCTCGGAATTGAACCCACGCATAATCCTCTGTATTGTGACGACACCAGTTTGTTTGGCAAATTGAATGTGCAAAACATCGCATCTCGCGTTCCCTTTCTCTATGTGCGTTTACACGGCGGTTTAGGAAACCAATTGTTCCAGTGCGCGTCCGCGCATGGCATCGCGAAAATGACCGGGCGATTGCCCGTCCTCATTTTCACCGAATCGACAGCACATTACCAACACAATAAGGAAATTCGCGAATATGTAGACTCTGTTTTCAAGGGCATGTGTTGCATTTTGTATGAACATGTTTGTAATTTGCCGTTTGTTTACTGGTCCGAAACGGACCCAAAGACACTGCCCGACGCCTGTTTTACATACAGTGCTGATTTGGTCAAGAGGATTTGCGCAATAGATGACCCCGTGTTTATGAATGGATATTTCCAAAACGAAAACTATTTCCGGCATATGAAACCGATGTTGCTGGGGCATTTTTACGATCCGCAAGTTTCTGCTAAAATTGTTGCGAAGTATCCGCGGGTTGCCGAGTCGTATTTCATCCATGTGCGCCGCGGGGACTATGTAGGAAACCAATTGTACAATATTGATTATGACGCGTATTTGGAAAAGGCGTTGAGACACGTTTTGAAGGGTGCTATTGAAGACGTCCATTTCTACGTGGTGTCCAACGATATTGCTTACTGCAAGACGCATCCATTGTTGGTTATGCCGCCACACAATGCTGAATTCACCATATTAGAGGAGTCAATAACGCCACTCGAGACGCTCCATTTTATGGCGTCGTGCCGTTTGGGAGGCATCTGCGCCAACAGTTCTTTTTCATGGTGGGGCAGTTATTTCAATTCGAACCCCGATAAGCGCGTGTATTTTCCGTATGAATGGATGACCAATGTCACCGGTCCCATCGATGTGTATCCCGACGGTGCTCTTGTTATTAAGTGTCAAAGACACTTGTAACTGTATAACCGTTTTAAAGTTAAAAAATAAAAAAGAAACAAATAAGAGTCTCAAAGAACAAAGAATATTCTCTGTAAACATTATACGCAAAAATGGCAACTTTGTATCCTTACACATTTAATAATATGACCCGATCTCGCGCAGAAACCGTTGACAAAACCCAGCAAACCGTGATGAACAACAAATTTGGCGAGCACGTTCTCACCACCTACTTTAGTGATAACAACATCGGTGATTATGAAAAGGTTGCTTTGTCGCAACCCGGTGTCATGTTTGACGGCACTGGTCGGTCTAGTCATGGCATCAACGCAAACACCGTCGACGTTGACTCGGCACTCATCATCAAAAAAGAAAATTCGCGGTCTTTAGAGAAACTGTCGTTGCAACAGCGACCCTTTGCCACTGTGCCCTATTTAGGAAGAGGCAGTGCGGACACGGCGCTCGAGTCGCAGTTAAGACAGGGTGATATTGTGGGCAACAAGAAGAGTGTGTCCACCGTGACCGAGCAATCTTTCATGAACAACCAGATGTATCCGCTGATTGACAGCATTAAGGACACGATCACCAACCCGAAATATTTGGTGCAGGAGGCGGCGCTTGATGGATGGATTCGTGGTGGTGTTGCGACCCGCGAGGCGCAGTCCAAAACCAAGCATTTGCCCAACAACTCTTTTTAAACCTTTGCACATTTAAAACGCCGATTATATAACCTGAAATCGCCTCTGGCGATTTCTTGGATATAAAAGGTAATTTATCAGTTGCAAAGTGACAGTTACCTAAGCACGTTCAAAGATGCCGACCAGAGGTCGGCATTTAGAATGTGCAAAGGTGTAAATAATTTAGGCAATTTTCAATTGTGCGTTCCAGATTTTTATGTGGGTGTAATATATAAAAAATATGAGTGGAATTGTTGAGAAAGTTGGTGATGTTGTTGACAATGCTGTTAAGAGTGCAACCGGACAGCAGGGAGGAAAGAGACAGAGTCGCAGACAGAGTCGCAAGAGCAGACGTGAGGAGGTTGTTGCTCGCAGACGCAACCAGTCCCACAAGGGTGGCAAGTCCAGACGCAATGATCGCAAGTCTAGACGCACCGGTCGCAAATAAATTGTTTGTTTGCCCCTCAAATCAATATGAATAGATAATAACTATTGTTTATTATCTACTAATGTCCCTTAATACCACTTTAGGAAAAATTGAATATGATGATGACGAAGAATACCGCATCTGTATTGCCCGAATCTTTTGTAAGGTTCCCAGTGCCATAGACGATGCCTTTTCATTCGAACCCATTTTTGATGACATTTACGCGAGGACCAAAGATGATCCCTTTTTCCAACGGATTTACACAGTTGCTGCGGGGTTTATGTTGTCGGAAGATCCGTGTTTAGGGGTGTGCGTCCTATTTGCGTATGATTATGCAAAGGCGTTTTATGCAGTGCTCTGCGCTTATTTGAATAACGAAACAGAAGAAACATTAGAAGCAACCAAAGACTCAAACGAAACACTAGAAGCAACTAAGGCAAATTTAGAAAAATTACTGGAGCGTAAACGTTAAAGGTTAAAGGAGGGATCATAAGGGAACCTTGGTTCCCTTATTTCTGAGTAAAGTGTATATTTGACTGACGAATGACCGACACAAGAAAAAAAGCAAACCGCGGTGATTACGAAAAAGAACAAGAAATCAACACTGATAATCTAAAATACTTTAGCAATCCCGACAATATCATTGGAAAACCGGCGACGACCTATCATCCGGGAAATGGACTCATTGGCGCCAAGGTGAATAAAATGGATTTGGCAAATAATACTTTAGCAATTGAGAGTTTTTTGAGAGGAACCGGGAGCGCCAATATGGTGAATCCCATGGAACAAGTGAAACCCGATATTGCCTATATTAAAACCTTGAATCTGTTTGAAAAACACGTATATATGCCGGACCCATTTGTGCATCATAAAGGGGAACGACCGATGTGGCAATAATTTGTGGGAATAATGTATAGAAAATATGAGCACACAAGTTGCAGTTAAAAATGAATTAGAAAATCATGTTGAGACCCCTGCCCTTGTTGACACCACGACCCCTGTCCCTGTTGACACCACGACCCCTGTCCCTGTTGACACCACGACCCCTGTCCCTGTTGACACCACGACCCCTGTTGACACCACGACCCCTTTTAATGAAACCCAGGATTATGAGACCCCTGCTGCCAAACCAATGAGAATACTGAAGGAAGGTGACGCTGCCAATGACGGCGAAACCTTATACACAGTAACTGATGGAAAAGTTGTTGGACCCGATGGACAAGAATTAGAAGACGGATCCCTTAAAACCGAAATTCTTGCATTGGTTGCTAGTCAAGAAGGTGGTCGCAGACGTTCTAGACGCAACAGACACCAGTCCAAGAAGAGACAGCAAAAGCGTCAGTCTAAGAAACAGAACGGCGGCAGACGCGGGCGTCATTCCAAAAGAAACTCCAAGAGACAACAGAAGAAATAAAGTAATTATTCATATGTTTTTCGTGTGTAGGATTTTACACCTTTTTTGCTTTTTTTGATATTCTTAAAAGTCATATTATCAGAATGCTTCCGCATTTTGATATTATTTTTACAAATGGTCATCACCTGTTCGACTGTTTTATTAGTTGCTTCCTCCTTGGTTTTTTCGGAAGTTTCTTTAGTTACTTTATTTGCTTCGCAACTGTCACTTCCTTTAGTTGCTTCGCAACTGTCACTTCCTTCGGAAGTTTTTTCGGAAGTTTCTTCCTCAATTTCCTCAATGTCATCCCTTATTTTAATTTTCAGAACGGGTTCTTCTAAATCATCTTTTTTATTTAAAAATTCCATTATTTTCTTGTACAAATTGTCCTCTTCCTCTATCGCCGGCAATTGGTTTAGTGATGTTATTTCGGTTTGTGTGTATTCATTCAACATGTCAAATAGACCATCTTCATTCACTATGATTGGAATCTTGATGTTTGCCAACACATATCGTTTCATTCCTTTATTTGTCGGCACAATTTTAAATTAGATAATTAACTAATTTAGTAAAATATATGTATAGCGCAGAAATGTCAACGGATACATTGAAATATTGCTTTTGCGTCATTAATAAAAAAAACGGCGAAATCACATATTATCCAAAATTTCAAATTAAAGAACATAAAATACCTGTTGCGCCATCAACCGATTTCACAATAACCATTTCCGACGGAACTGACGAAGCAACATTAATATGCACCGAAAAAAATAATTTGTTGAATAAATCTCCCTATGAAATGTTTGAATTGGATGATTTGCCAACTGCCATCAAAAACATCACAGATGAACTAAAAAACATTTCTAAATTTGTGAAAAGTGTGAATGACGGATTTACGCCATTCTGTGCGCCAATTCAACTGTGGATGAACCCAGAATCCATTTTGACCAAAGATTATTTGCCGAAAGAACTGATTTTAATGGAAGGAATTACAGAGGAACCTAAACCAATTCAAAAAGGCGAGTTGATGTGTAAAATGTTGCTTGACAACTCATTTGAGGGTTGTAAACTTAAGGTTGAAGACAATTTCAATTCCATTGACACAGATGTTACAAAGTTGAAAAAAGGAAAAGAACCGGATGAACCGGTTAAAGCAGCAGCAACAGTAACATCATCAGGACCAGGATCAATAGCATCAGGACCAGGATCAATAGCATCAGGACCAGCAACAGTAACAGCAACATCAACAGCAACAGCAACACCACCCGCAAAACCAAAAAGATCAGAAAAACCAATTGTAGTGGCAGTGTCATCTGGAGAAGAATCAGCAAAACCAGTTGTAGTGGCAGTATCATCCGGAGAAGAATCAGCAAAACCAGCAGAACAAGTTGTTGTGGCAGTGTCATCCGGAGAAGAATCAGCAAAACCAGCAGAACAAGTTGTTGTGGCAGTGTCATCCGGAGAAGAATCAGCAAAACCAGCAGAACAAGTTGTAGTAGCAGTATCATCCGGCGAAGAAACTAAACCAGTTGTTGTGGCAATGACACCACCCGTAAAACCAAAAAGAAATATTATTAAGGGCGCCGGACTAAAAAGTTGCAAAGCAACTGACACATTCGAAGGATGTTTAAAGAGAAACCTTGCTATGCCACGCATCTACCGTCCAATCCAACAAAGGAAAACTGACTACTACAACTACGCATAAACTGCGGATTGCCATCATTCTCCGAAAACCAGAATCCATAAGTTTTTTCGTCAACCATCGTAAACCCCAAACAGTACTGTATTCCTATCCTGGTAAAATGGAATGGTTGCGACCACGCCATCACGTTGTATGTTTCGTCCAATTTAACCAGCATGTGATAATACTGCAACAATTCGCTAGAACCACCGTCGGTCCAATGCACCACGCAAATGTAACACGAGTCCGACCATGTCGGCACAGTAGACCCCCGCACCTTTTCAAACAGAGTATTCGGTATTACTTTGCTTGAAACCGTCTTTGTGATTCCTTGATTATCGGAACAAACAATTTCATACGGATGCCACCTATAAATGTAGCAATCGGATTTTGAATTGTGATCCACTATTGGTATCCAGTTTTTCTCACATGGCGTATAAATGCCGTTGGGGGGTTGTAACACGACACCTGACACGATTTTGCCGTCGCGAATTATACCCCTGACAATACGGATACTGTGGTCCGGTGTATATGCCGCGCTCGACGCCACGAACTCGATGTCTTTGGCATTCTTGAATACGCGCACATCCTCCAGACCCACGTATCTGGCGCCCTCCATATATGTAGGAATTCCTATGGTAGAATCGTCGAGGAATTGCGAATCGCGGATGGAGGTAAAATCGTCGGACAACACACTTATCAAATTCCGTGTTTGAAGTTGTCCCGATGGGTGAAACACAGTGTATCTTCCGTCGGATCCGATCTGATAATTGACGTAGCGGGTTATTAAGATGCTTTTATTTTCCCATTTCACATAGGATGCCGACGAGGGGAAAAACCCAGGAACCTCCGGATAATCATATTTGATAAGTGTGTCCATCGAATCCGATAAATTCTGGGAATACAGAGATGTTGGAATGCGAACGATAGAGGCGTCGTGGTTTGCATTATACCATTTCGGATTAAAAACACCTTCACTTTCCAATTGCGCCAAAAAATTCATATCCCAAGTCATCGTGTTTTTCTCCTTCAACAATGTAGGGTAAAAATGTTTATACAGAGTGTGTAGACCGCGGATTGACGTGGCGTCGCCAATCATGAAATTACTGCAGAATCGCCAGCACACTGTGTTGAAATCGACCGAAGGACCTAAGGTCCAGTCCCAGCACCCAGGCAAAGCAAGAAAATGTGAGTCCGTGTATTTTTGTTGAGATAAATAGTTCAAATAGTTTATCACATTTTCCACATGTTCGGCAAACAGATGACAAATGTGCGGATCTATCCAACAAAGGATTTCAGACCTTTCATTCTCTATCGCCCTCTGTAAAAACTCGACCTTCAAATGTGATAAAATCAAGTGTTCGAATGTATCCTTCTCCAAATTTCGCGTCAAAGGCAACCGATCCATGTAGGGCAAACTTGTCCGATAAATCCACGAATCTTCTTCCATTGAAAACAGGATGATTGTGATGTTTTTGCGATCTTTATATGTAGAATTGAGTATTTCTGCTGAACCTCTATCGGCAAAGATTGTGATCGGTGCTTGAAGGGTGTTCAAAAGAATGTGCAATTGTTCCATCTTAAATGACAACGTCTCTTCATGACACCCCGTTTTTATGTTTATGATGGCAGTCACAAAGGTAAATGATTGCATGCTCTATAGTAAGCATACAATCATTAGTTCTATATTTTTTATAAGTGCAGTTTTTATGCACTATACCTTTTTTATAAGTGCATCACACATATTTACGAACTACACATCTCGCATGGTTCATTATTTGCACTTGCACTGCTCGCTTTTTCAGGTTCTATCGTGAACTGCTGTGCCCGGTGTTTCGCCCGTCTGCGCAAATAATAAATCCCTGTTTTCAACCCCTTCTGCCATCCGTAGAAATGCATCGACGTCAACATGTTGTAATTGGGGTCCTCCAACCACAGATTCAGACTCTGACTCTGGCATATGAACGCGCCACGGTCTGCTGCCATATCGATCACGTGTTTCATCGGTATTTCCCAAACCGTCTTATACTTGTCCTTCAAATGCTGAGTGAGACCTTCAATGTGCTGGACGCTGCCTTGGTTCGCCACAATGCTGTTTTTCAACTCGGTATTCCACAGTCCGGCGTCAATCAGGTCGCGCATCAAATACTTGTTGGTCAAGACGAATTCGCCCGCCAAGGTGCGCCTGCTGTAAATGTTGCTTGTGAAAGGTTCAAAACACTCATTGAATCCGAGGATTTGCGAGGTGGACGCGGTGGGCATCGGCGCCACAAGCAGAGAGTTACGCAGTCCAACCTGCTGGATGCGCGCCTTTAACGCGGACCACTCCAATGATCCTGTTGTGTACTTGGGTTCTGTGCCCCACAAATCATACTGTAACAAACCTTTGGACGCGGGGCAACCTCCTTTTGCTCCATTATGAAAAGTTTCATACGGACCATCTTTTTCTGCTGCGTCGGCAGATGCCGTTAATGCGCCATGGTAAATCGTCTCAAAAATGGTCTGGTTGATTTCCTTTGCCTTGTCGCTGTGAAACGGCACATCGAGCAACATGAATACATCGGCAAGACCTTGGACGCCAATTCCAATGGGTCGGTGGCGCATATTGGAGACCCTGGTCTTCTCCGTGGGATAATAATTGATGTCAATCACCTTGTTTAAATTGCGGGTCACCGTTTGTGCGACCTCGTGCAACTTGGCGTAATCAAATATGCCGTTTGAAATAAACGTCGGCAGACCGATGCTCGCCAGATTACAAACAGCAGTCTCATTCTCGTCTGAGTACTCCATGATTTCACTGCATAAATTTGAACTCTTAATGGTGCCCAGATTCGACTGATTGGACTTCCTGTTTGCCGCATCCTTGTAACACAAGTAGGGCGTGCCCGTCTCCATCTGTGCGTCGAGCACCTTGAACCACAGGTCGCGCGCCTTGACCGTTTTCCGGCATTTGTAGGTTTTGGTTGTGTCGTTCTCATATTTTGAATAGAGTTCTGTGAAGGCGTCACCATAGACATCGGACAGACCCGGACATTCGTCCGGGCATAAGAGCGTCCATGTGCCGTCGGTTTTCACGCGCTCCATAAAAAGATCGGGAATCCACAGTGCGTAAAAGAGGTCGCGCGCCTTCAATTCCTCGTCGCCGTGGTTCTTGCGCATGTCCAAAAAGAGTTCGATGTCGGCATGCCAGGGTTCCAAATAAATGGCGAAGGACCCGTTTCGTTTTCCTCCGCCATTTTTTACCAATCCATTATGGGTTAAGAAATTGTGATGATTTTCATTATCAACTTCAATGTCAATGACGCGACCACTGTAGTTTTCAGTCTTTTGATTGCTGTTTACAATGCTGAATAAATATCCCTTATATTCAAAGAATTTTAATTTTTTGCTGCATTCAAGATTCTTGTTTGGAAACAGGTTGCAAATGATTTCTTTTTTGGGAACCAATAAGGTCATTGTTGGTTTCTTATTTGTTATTGTTTTTCCGTGAACAGTTACATGTGTTTGACCAGCGCGATTTCTCACAGAACCCGATGACAATATTCCAAGACGCAACAACATATATCGAACCGATTCTACTACATTAAAGGATGTCATTTCAAGCGAAATTTGATGATTTGAAATCTTTGCGTCAGTTTCCAATATACCCTTTATTATACTCAATGTCTTGTCTTTGGGCAAGTGAAGCATGTTTGGCAGAATCCTCTTTTCCTTGTTTTCATCATACACCATTTCATAGGTAAATTTAAACATGGTGTTTCGGGAAAAAACAAGGCGCACATTATTATGTTTATGAGAATAAGTGATATGAATGCCCAACATTTGTAAATATGCTTCAACAAACTTAATAATATCCTGTTTGGTTTCACTGTTCAATGACACATAACACAAATTGTTTGTTCTTGAAATATTTCCATCTCCAATAAGTATTCCATACATCCGGCAATCATCCTCTGTGAACTGCGGAATGTCTTGTTCCCACTTTGGAATTGGAAACCCAACAAAATCATTTTTATCCACATTTTTTGCCTCTACAAAATCAGGCGCAATTAATCCTTTGTCTAAATCAGCAATTATATCATTGAAATATGTTTGTACATATTTTTTGTTTTTAATTACCCAAAGAGGATGCATATCTGTCAGTTTCAAAGGAAACAATGAATGTTTCACGTCAATTGTGTGTAAATCACCCTTGTATTCAGGATAATCTAGGACTTTTCGAATATTGTAGCAATTTCCATCATCCGTTATAACCTCGTCACCAATGATTATGTTTTTGATTTTAACCGGACCTCGCTTAGTATAAACAATGGTTTCAGGGTCCAAACATTGATCAACGTACTTTGCCGTGTTGTTGAACACTCGCAACATGGGAACAATCCCGTTACTAGATCCGTTGGTCCCTCTGATATGACTGTTGCTCGCACGAATATTATGTATGTGTAATCCGATGCCTCCCGCCCACTTGCTAATCAGTGCGCAATCCTTCAACGTGTTGTAAATTCCGGCAATGCTGTCCTCCTCCATGGCAATTAGAAAGCACGACGACAATTGGGGGCGCGGCGTCCCCGCATTAAACAGGGTCGGCGTCGCGTGGGTGAAATACTTCTGCGACATCAAGTCATACGTCTCGAGCGCAGCGTCAATATCATCTTTATGAATGCTTAGCGCTACGCGCATCCACATGTGTTGCGGTCTCTCGATGATCACGTCATTGACGCGCATCAAATAGGATCGTTCCAAGGTTTTGAATCCAAAATAGTCAAACAGGAAATCGCGATTGTAATCGATGCGCGCCTTGATCACTTTTGCGTGTAATTTGGCGAAATCGACCAGTTCGCGTGTAATGAGGGGCGCCAATGTGCCGTGCTTGTCCTTGTAATTGTACAACTTCTTTATAACTGTCCCGAAGTCAGCGTCGGTGTTTTTGTGGCAATTGGAAACAATGATGCGCGATGCTAAGGTGCCATAATCATAATGAATGGACGACATTGAGGCGCACTGGTCGGCAGTGAGTTCGTCGATCTTGGTCGTGGAAATCTTGTCATACAGTTGGTCTATGATTTTCATCGTCAGTTGGGTGTAATTGATTTTGATGGGATCCAAGGTTCCAGTTCCTGCGGTTCCCACGGGTCCTCCGGTTCCAATATTCTTTATACGCCGCAAAATCTTGTCGAACGACACCACTTGAATAGTTCCGTCACGTTTCACAATGCGCATTTCATCAGACATGGTATAAATTGCTTATGAATAATATCACAAGCAATTTCTAAATAGTTTACCTTTGTCAATGACAAAGAACTAGTTTATTATATTGAAGACAAATCAATCAAACAAGAGGAACCATTTGTTGTTTGAGATGTTGTTTGAGAACCTTCTGCTGCTGCGCTAGCAACTGCCTTCTTCTTTTTTGGTTGCCTATGCTCGCAACCTGACACCCGTTCTTTTTCAATGGTTGCCCACACATCGCGCACCTTGGGTAATGCTGCCGCAAACCACTCGCGACTCCGGTGCACTAAAACACAGGAAAATGTGTCGCAATACCAGTAGATGCGCTTAAATAGCACATAGTCATCCTTTATCAACTGTTTCTGCTCGTCGATCCACGCATTCACGCGCGCCTTCTCTATGGGCGTGGAGATCGGCATGTACACATATTTCGGCGAACTATCCACAAAGTCGCGTTTGATGAAATACAGGATGACGCCATTGTATTCGTAGACCTTGTTTGCCGCGTTGGAATAGAAGAGGTCCTCCTCCGTATAATCATACTCTTTGAAAACCGTCTCCACAAAATCGCATTCTTCTAAATCGCACACCTCCATTTGTACTTGCATCTGTATCCAATACGCCATCGACGGGATGCCGTTGATTTCGCGATTCACCACGTTTTTGATTTCCAACATGCGTCCGTAGGCGGGGTGGTCGCGCGTAATTACAATGCCGTCGGGCGATGCGCCAATAAAGGGATGATCACGGTGTTGGATACACCCGAATTCGCCGATTTCTGCCGACAAGCGTTGTGCGTAAATCATTGATGTGACGGGTTCGTATTTGACCCCCCAATGGAGCGGGGATTGGGTGTTGACACTGGTTGTTGGCACAACAGAAGACACAGTGTTTGCTGGTGTTGCACACAACACTTCGTCCTCCAATCCGTCGTCCACGCTCGCAGTTCTCTCTCTTTGCTTGGTCATTGGCACACATTTCTCACAAATCAGACTATTGATGTTTGCTTCGGTACCAAAGACCTTCCAAAGGTTGCTCGCACTAATGAGACCATGTCGAAACAGGTGCCATTCGGGTGTGCGCTGCGCCGGTTGGTAGGCGCTCTTTATCCACGCCATGCGATTGTCCACGTCTTCCTTGGCGAGACTAACATAGTGGTGCGCCTTCGGATGCTTGTATGACCGGCGTTGTAGACCCATCATTTTGTGAAATGTGCGGGCAAACGCAGCAATCGTTTGGCGAAATTCGGAAAACACGATCGACGCATATTCCTCGTTTGTGTCTAGTGCCGCGGCATCACACACAATGTATCCGGAGCACACGCAATCATCAAACAGGTGATGCGCGCATTCATCAATCATGGTTTCGTAAAAGTCGGGTTCGCATAATTCCACAATCCGTGTTTCTAAATAGGAATTGAAAAAATCGTGGGATTCAATTTCTAAATCGTTCATATTTTGGGGGACTTGGGTGTATACTAATAGGAATTATATATCTGTATCATTTTGCGAAACACTTTTCTTGGGTGTCAGCATCTTCAACGTGCTGACCTTTTTCTCCAGATTGCGCAAGGTGAAGGTGCGCGTGCCCAGGTTCAAACACAGGGTTGATATGTTGATTATGGCGCCCACCTCACGGTCATAATCGACGTCCTTCACTTTAGCAAGTTTGTCCTTGGTTAAGCACTCGCTGAAGAAGGTCTTGAGTGCCTTTACTTCTTTCAGGGGGAGCGAATTGTCCCTGCCATACTTTTCGGCATATGCGTGCAACTTCTGTATTTTCAGGCGCTTGTCCAATTTGTTCCACGGTTCGCTGTTCATATTCTGCTTCTCCTTTTCCAATAATTCGTCGATTTTTTCGGTGGAATTGCTATCAGGGTTTGAAGGAGGCACATTGACGCTGGTCCCCGACGCGGCAATATAATTCTTGTATTTGCTCATCATTTTGGTGTCCTTATTTTGAGAGGCGATTTCCATTGGAACTTCTGCTTTGGGCGGTGAACCCGCGATCACTTCATTGATTGTTGTGGCATTTTCTTGAAACATAGTATAGGTATCGTCGTTTTATATACTTATCAGAAAAGGTCTATATGGTTTCTATATAAGAATATATCGCCACAAATGAATGAAGTAAAAAAGGTGAATTTTATAAAAACAAGTGATAATCGTCCGTCTCTATCGGCGCCGATAGAGAACGGTGTGAAAACCCTTATTTTTACAAAGAAAACAGGGATTTGTAATCTTCCTGTGGAAAAGGAACCCCCGCAAATTCGCAAAGTTGCCCAAAAATGGGCGTTCACGGAGGAATCTCTATCGGCGCCGAATCAATTTGCAAATTTGGAGAAATTATTGAATATCGAAACCATTCCAACCATGGCAAGCAACCCCCATCTCCTCGAAATCCACCGTCAAATCAATTATAAAATCCACAGTTATCGAAGTCAAGACCTCAAGAAATCCCTGTATGACGAATCCCGGTTTGTAGATTACACCTATGTTATGGAATTGCTGCGCGAGAAACGGTTGCTGTGTTTTTATTGCCGCGAATCGACGACGCTTATGTATGACACGGTCCGCGATGGGAAACAGTGGACTTTAGACCGAATGGACAATTCGATGGGGCACAATAGAGGCAACGTCGAAATCGCGTGTTTGACGTGTAATTTGCGCAGGCGCACGATGTATCATGAACGCTATGTGTTTACCAAACAGTTGAATGTGGTGAAAAAAGGATAGAATAATCTGTGTGTGAAATGTATAGGGAATATTAATGTCAGGATTTATAAAACCAGAACCAGGACCAAAACAAGGAGGAGAAAAAGTTGGCACATCATCGGCAGCAGGAGGCGGAGGTCCAGAAACCGATGTTTTACAAAGTATTCTGCAAAGTTTGGCGCCAAATGACGCATCCCATGATTTTGGAGATGATAGACCAACATCTGAAGATCAAAAACTCGCGTACAACAAAGGTCTCTATCAAGTTTCTGGCAATATAATTGAATATAAATCAGAAGCGCAAAGTTTGGCAAGTGTTGTGAAAGAACCAAATTACGTTCCCATAGATAAAGCAAATCCAAACAAGGATTTTTGTCACACGTCAAGGCACGACATTGAAACTGTGAACGGCAATAACTACACTGTGAAATATGCAGATGTCAAATGGGAAAAAAAGGCAATAACGGCGTATGGAAACTCCAATTTTGAATCAACAAAGGCAGAAATCAACACAGAAAAACGAAAAAATGTGGAAACATCCAAAGCATCAAAAGAAAAATTAAAGAAGGAGATTGATGAAGCAAAAGAAAAAGCAAAGACGAAAAAGGTAAAAAAAGGGTTCATGGTTGATTTGAAAGATTTCATTGATGAATTGAGAGGCAAACACAAAGAAGAAGCGCCAAAAATCGAGGTCGATAGAGAAGAAATCAATGCCCCCATGTTTTACGAAATGATGGGTATAGATGTAAATGAAACCATTGCGTTAGTCATTGACGCCGCGAGCATCGGATTGATAGACATATTGTCAAGAGGCGTATTTAAAGGAACTCGACCAATCGTGTATTACATTTACGGTCCCGAGGTTGTCCATGACCCCGCCACAAAAAAACACCCGTCTTCTCCGGATTTTAAAGACCCGATACAGTGGTTGGAAGGGGTTGAATTCATTCCATGTGTTTCGCTGAATCCGTCCAGTTTTGTATATTCTTATGATTATATTCCAAGTGACACAACGGGTCTCTATCTCAATAAATTTTTTACCAACTTCCATTTTGAATTGTCGGAATTGAAAGAAACGCCCAAGGGAAAAACCATCGAATATTCGACGGACTTAACCATTAAAGCATTTGACGGCAATAAAATAAAATTCATAGACGAATCTATCGACAGCAAATCAAAGAGTGACATCACATTTTTGACAAAAATAATTGGTGCGTTAAAAGGCGCATTTAAAAGTGGCGATGAAAAAGAGTTTCAATATGCCATTTCTTTTTTGAAAAAGATGTCGGGGGATTGGTTGCAGGTATTATTGACACTTGCCATTGCGTCGAGAACCCGAGGATTCACTCCATACAAAGGAGCATCTCGACAAAATATCACAGGTAAAATCGACCATGTATATTTTGTCACACACGATCAAATTGCGTTATCATTTGCTTTGTTGATGAACGTAGAATGTTTATTCACACATCATGGACCGGTTGAGGGGAATCCATCTTTACACTCGGCATTTTTATTTTCGTTGCCAAATGAAGAATCCTTGAATGCATCGATCATCACAAAAGCAAGCGCTATAAACAAAGATTACACGAGTGATATAACAAGTTTAACAACAGATCTGACAACATACAATGAAAATTGTGAAACAGCGTTGAATAGTTCAAAAATAGATTTGGCATCCTATTTGGATGGATATTTAAGAGGAGACGTCATAACACCATTTGAGGTGGACGTGTTTGATAAATATGTTAAAACCATATTCACAACCGCATTGAAATTTGTGGCAACTAAAAAATTATTGCCAGATTTGACAGACACCCAAATCTCTATTGGAGAACTCACACAGAAGAACACCGAGTTGCAAAGCAAAATTGCCGCGTTTAAACAGGGTGCAAAAGATGTGCTTGTTGCTAAGGATTTGATAGAACTTGACGCGCGCATAAGTTCAGAAATGCAAAATGTCAAAAAAATAATAGATTCGGCACAAGATTTTTTTAAATCGGATGATGAAGAGACAAAAAAGACAGAAATGAATATTAAAAATAAAATTCGCGATTTCACAAAAACATTAATTTACACATCAGCAGACAAATGGACATGGGATTCATTGGAAGTTAATAATCGAACCTTATCCAAACTCACAACTGTTACCGAAACAAAGGCATTTAATGCCGACCGAAATATTTTTGTAAATCATTTGGATGCACTAGATGATGAAACAAAATCCAAAATAACATTGTTGTTTGCAAAATGTTACAGATATATTAGCACAGATAAAGACCAAAAATATGGATACACATCTATTAAAAAGAAGGGTGGTGAAAATAAACTACAGGATTTAACACCTATGCAAATAATGAAATTCAAACCAATGGCAACCACTTTTTGTTATGAAGTTTTTATTAATTTTGGTGGAAAATTTAGTGGAACAAATCTTAGAAATGATGGAATAACATATGAAGAAATAGATAAATATTGTGGAGCAATTATTTCAGCAAATGAAGTTCTTTTGTTGTGGGATGATGTTTTGGAAGGAGAAGAAAAAGAAAGTCGAGCAATTATGACGGGTCCGGATCATTTGTCGGAAGCAGTATTAGTGGCACAAATGAATGACGATGCAAAAATATTAGACACAGGAGTTGAAAGTTTTAATGCACCTGTTGAAGAATCTGTTCAAGTAACCATCAAAGAACCTCCAAAAAATCAAAGTAAAATTTCCATGAATTTAAATTCTGTTTTTTCCGCATGCAATTTATTGAAGCATCGATTGTTATCAATGCCCAAACAAGGAGGATCGGCAGCAGGAGGTGAACGTGGATTTTTGGCATACGGTGGATTTTCCGCATTCGGCAGAAAGGGTCCTACAATGAAGGGCGGCGCTCCAACCTGCGATTTTCATCCTCAACTGCCTCTGTATATTCTGTTATTTCAACTTCACAAAACCTTGGCAAATGAGAATTACAAAGATTCGCTCGATTTTGAATTGGCGTTACAAACCTATGACTTTTTATTGCGAATGGAGCAACAGTTAAATAAAATTGAAGTCATGAAAGACAAATGCGAATTTGCTTTATCTATCCGCGATTTCTTTTTCATAAACAATGTCGTCTCGGACAATGTTAAGGTTAAAAAGGTGCCTCTATTGCCCCCAAAAATATTGTCCTTTATGGGATTGTTGACAACCGAATTCTGTGGCGCACTGAATGAAACATATTTTGGCGATGTTAAAGATAGAGAAGAATCCATAAATGATCCTGTATTTACATCGTTTATCACGAGCGTTGCTGATTGTTTTACAACACCTTTTGACTTGGTTATTGACGAAATAAAGTACGAAGATTTTGTGAATGCTGTTTCTAAATCGGCGCGAGAAGTGGCGCAACAAATCGTTGCCGATAGAGGAAGTGAGAGCAAATCAAAACAAGACGTTATTGAGGAAAGTACCAGAAAAATTGAGGAAACAGATAATTATGTTATTAAAAAAGAATCATTCCCCTTTATTCCAAACGTATTTGAAAAAATGGATGAATTTGAAACATCATCGACATCATCATCCCAAAAATCATACGGAGGCAGAAAAACCCGACGAAACCGCAAACGTCGGACCCGCCGCCCCAGTAAAAATGTCGTCGGTAAAAAGACTCGAAAACGGTCCCGCAAATAAACTAGTGTTTTATCCACCAAATAATATAGAAATTCACCCCGTTCTCTATTATTCATGCACGCCGAAGACGAAAATGTTCTCAAACAGTTGAAGTATTTCATCTCTGTAAGAAAAATCCCCAATCTCATTTTCCACGGTTCGTCCGGCACCGGCAAACGCACCATCGTCGGCAATTTCATAAACCAAATCTACGAGGGCGACCGCAACCGCGTCAAGTCCAACGTCATGTTTGTCAATTGCGCCCACGGCAAGGGCATTAAATTCATCCGCGACGAACTCAAATATTTCGCCAAAGCAAACATGCAGTGTAACGACAACAATATGTTCAAGAGCATCGTACTTATGAATGCCGACGAACTCACGATTGACGCCCAGAGCGCCCTGCGCCGATGTATCGAACTTTTCAGTCACAATACGCGCTTCTTCATCATTGTAGAGAACAAATACAAGTTGTTGAACCCCATTTTGTCGCGCTTCTGCGAAATCTATGTGCCGGATAAGACCACCGTGTCCGGGTCGCACCAACTCAAATACACGAGCATGCACAAAACAGGGGTTGTGAGCACCTATGGCATGGAGGATTTGAAGCGCGCCGACCGATGTGCTGTGCTAGACCGGGATTTGAAACCGATTATGCTGGCGTTCTTGGAGGGGGGTAAGGTGGAGCAGGGTCCTGAATTTTTCATGCGATACGCCAACCAACTCTACGAATCCGGCATCTCGTGCCTCGACCTCATCAAATATTTGGAGGAGGATTTAGGCGTAGAGACCGAGGCAAAGCGCCGCCTCACCATAACCCTCAATTTCTGTTTCAATAAAATCAAGGGCGAATACCGCTGTGAAAAGATGGCGTTATTCTACCTGTTTGACTACCTTTTTTTTCGTTCAAACAAGAGTTTGAAAAACATATCTTTTATATAAAGAATGGACGATTTTGTATTATCGAATTTGAACGAGTCGCGCAACGAGTGGTGCAGCAGATTGGTGGGCGTCTTGTGTCCGATGATTATGGAGGGCATCCGGTCGATTTTCAACGAGTCGTGGAAACTCAGTTCCGACAACAACGAGATTGACAAATATTTGATGACCTTTCAAAACCTGTTGTGCCGTGTACCAAAATGGAATGCGACCATCATTGACGACGAGCGTAAGCGCATCATCGAGAAATCGGGATGTAATTATTTAGAGGATTTGATCACGTGTGTTCATGTCATACAGTTGAAAGTTCTCACGTGTGTGCGCGTGGGCGCCAGGCAGAAGAAGATCGACATTTCGATCCCCAAGTTGTCGGATTTCATACACAAGGCGTATATCAACGTGGCGAGCAAAGTATATCGCAACGCATACCTGTTTGACAAGCACGCCACGCCTTTGCAGCAGCAGAAATACAACAGGGAATTTGAGGTCATTGTGGAAGAGTGTTTGCTTAGGACGATCAGGGACAGCATACCGACGGAGGCGATTGTGCGCGCCTACTTGGACGAGTCGGTGGAGCAGGAGGAGGAGATAATCATTGAGAATGCGCCCCCCGCAGAAGAACCAGTTCTAGTAACAGGTGGTGAAGAGAAACCGGTTATAATACCCAAAAAGGAAGAGGATACTTCTGCGCTTTCGCAGAAAGTTCCAGAGGTGGTTCCCGCAATATCCAACATCAGTGATGAACCCATTATAAATCGCCTTACATTTGACGATGTGGACCACGCGATTGATGTAGAAGGAAAAGTGGAAAAAATAGAGGCGCCAAAATCGATCGAGCGATTGGAGGAAATCAGTGTGTCGCGCAATTTACAGCGGAAATTGGAGGAGGAAGCAGATTCGGACGATGATGATCGATTGATCATATCGGATGATATCAACATTGATTTGGGGGCGATGAGTATGGATGGGACCCCGCCGATAGAGGATGATATCACACTTGATTTCGACACATTTTAACGAGGGCGCAATCGATGAGCAACCAAAGGTTGCTCCACGTGTAACTTCCTTCGGAAGTTATACCCTCGGCTCCGATTAGCGTCGCTTCGCCGACGCGGTTAAAAACATTTATAAATTTAAGGAGGGGTCCTGGGGGTTGTCTCGCACCGGAGGTGCGAGCGTCGCGCCTTCGGCGCTTAACCGTAGGTTCCCCAGAAAATTGATTGTTGAGTTGTTCGTGGCAAAAAAAACATAAAATACAACCATGTCTTTCGAATCAGCACAACCTTTTATTCCTCCTATTACACAGGGTGTAGTCGTCAAAGTTTATGACGGCGACACCATTACCATTGTATCAAAATTGCCCTATGTGGAATCGCCTTATTACAAATTCAGTGTCCGATTGAATGGCATTGATTGCGCCGAAATAAAAGGCAAAACTGCCAATGAAAAAACAAAAGCAAAAGAGGCGCGTGATGTTCTGAGTTCCAAGATATTGAATCAAACCATTACTCTGAGAAACGTGCAAACAGAGAAGTATGGACGTATCCTTGCCGACGTGTATTTGGATGACATATGGATTAATGAATGGATGATTATTAATGGGTTTGCGGTTGCTTATGATGGCGGAACGAAGACAAAAGTAGACGAATGGATGTAACAAACGTTCTTCTTAAAGGCGCAAAAAATAAAGGAGGGGTCCAAGGGGAACGTAGTTCCCCTTTCGTGCGGTGGGATGGGGTCCAATAAAAAGCGCACCAAACATATAGAAATGGAGACCTTGTTTTCGGTGGTTATATTTAGCACAATTTTGTTTGTTGTGATAAAGATGATTGAGATGAAGTTCATACAGAAGGAAATGAAACCGGTTAAGGAAATTGTGCGGGATGCCGTGATTGTGGGGGTCTCGGTTGCCGTGGCGTCCTTTGCTGTAGTAACCATGGACAAACCGATGGCGGGATTTATGAATGCCATTACGGAGAAACAGGTGCTGTCAGCACAGGCGCCGGTTTTCACGGATAATCCGGGGTTTTAAGGGAATACGAGGTTTCCATTGAAAGAGGGGTCCAAGGGGAACGTAGTTCCCCTTTAAAATTGATCCTTTTTTAATAATAATATTTTAAACTATATTATTATTGCAGATGTCAAAACGCCCATGTGGCAAAGAAGGATGCGGTAACAAAAGTTCACAAATAAACAAATATTGCGGAAAACATCAATTGTGTTTATTTGTGGATGAATGTTTGGAAGAAAAAATGAAACCCTGTAAAAATTACATAAAAGGGTGTCGTGCAAAATTAGATGACAAATGCAACTGTGTAAGATGCGAACCTTGTTTAGAAAAAGAAAGAATCAGAGATAAAGAACGCCGGCAAAATGTGTGTCAAGAAGCAAAAGATGGTAAAAAACAGTGCAGTGTGTGTTGTCAGATAAAACCAATTGAAGAATTTGTAGGAGACCTTGTGAAAGAAACAAAAACATGCAGCAAATGCAGAGAATCATTTAAAAAACAAGAATTGAATAGAGACAAGGACGCGCGCCGGGAAATGGGACGAATATATGATGCAAAACCAAACCGCGTTTTATTAAAAAAAGCGTGGGTTGAGAATAATCGCGACAAAGTGAATGAAAACAACTTTAATTATCGAGCAAGACAAATAAATGAAAATCCGGAAGAATATCTGCAAAAAAAGGCAGAAACGCAGAAACAATGGCGAATAAATAACCCCGACAAAGTGTGTGAAATAAATAAGAAAAACAAAGAGAATATTGAATATTCATACCGGAATTATGCGTTTCGGTCGGAAGAAAATGGAAAACTGTTTGAATTGACGCTTGAACAATTCGAATCCATTGTTAAAAAAGGATGTTACTATTGTGGAATTGTTCAAGAAAAAGGGTTCAACGGAATCGATAGAGTGTGTTCAAAGAATGGTTATGTCATTGGCAATTGTGTGAGTTGTTGCAAAATTTGCAATTTTATGAAAGGGTCATTGGACATTATGACTTTCATAAAAAGAGTAGAACATATTTTGGTTTATAATGAAATAATAGAAAATGGTAATTTGTGCTGTGACGCATTTGCAAACAGCAACTGCATATCATATAAAAGTTACAAAACCAGAGCGCAGAATAAAAATTTAGAATTCACAATAACAGAGAACGACCACGAAGCAATAACAAACCAAGATTGCTATATTTGTGGAAAAGAATCATCAGATATGCACAAAAATGGATTAGACAGATTGGACAATTCTGTAGGATATACATTGCAAAATATTAAACCGGCGTGTTTTGAATGCAATTTAATGAAGAAAACAATGTCGCATGACAGTTTAATTGAAAAACTAAAATTAATTCACGAAACACCGCGCAATTTGGAAGGATTCACAATTTGCCCTAATAACAAAATAATTATGAGAAATGAAAATAAGAAGACAAAGACAGAAAAGGAAAACAATATAATATTGAGAAAAGAGGCGAGAATGCAAACCATGTTGGAAAAATATTCCATGGATAAATGAAAACTTGCTTCTGTTGCAACAGAAGCAAGATGACTTTCCACAATTTTTGCTTTCTTTTCAGAGAAAGCAAAATAATAATATATTGGTCTTTGCTTTTTAAAAACAAAAGCAAACATTATAATTTTGCTCACTCTTGAGAGTGAGCAAACCAAAATTGTTATACATTGTGAATTTGTAAAGGGTGTCAATAGTATAGACACCCTTTGAGAGTTTTATTGAAAGGGTGTCCACACTATGGACCCCCTTTGCTTATTTATAAAGGGAGTGCGTAATGTGCACCCCCTTTCTATTTATTTGTGCATTTTATCGCTTTCCCAACTGGGAAAGCAATTTTATAATAATAAAATTTTTGCTTTTGCAACTTCAAAAGCAAAAATCTGTGAAAATCTTGCTCTGCCAGTTGGCAAAGCAAGATACATATCTTTGCTCCCGCGACTTCGGGAGCAAAACTCTTAAACAATTGCACACAGAAGTGTTCAATTGTTCTAATTAAAAATTAGAAATATGGTGTAAAAAGAAATTTAAGCGTTAATACCGGCATATGTAATAATCATTTCCTATTATTACTGCCCTGTGCTTTTTGAATGGGCACAGCACTCTCTCGAGTGGGACTAGACTATATCTTAAGCATCATCAGGTTGATTAGACCATCATTTGACACCCACAGGCATTTAGTCGTTGAACCGCCCTCATATCCTATCATATCGGACTTAGAGGACTGGCTGCGGATTGCCCTGTAATATGAAACTTATTACTGTACCACATGTTGTTAGCATGTGCCGCTACAATGTTTCCACTGTAGTTTAGTATTTCATACCTTAAGGGGTTTCCCGCAATTTGGATGTGTTGCGTTATGTTTTCACATAACACTTGCGCATCTTTTGAATGCACATTTGCTCCCATTAAAATTTAGGAGTAAGCAATGCCTGCCATGCCCGCCATTACGCGGAGCACGTTGTAAGAGTAGGCATAAACACGGACCTTAGCAGTGGCAACACTGGCAACAGTGTTGGAAGAAAGGACAAGTTGGAGGGTGGCATTGTCGATTCTGGAGAAGTTGCACGTGCCTGAAGGATTGTGCTCCTCAGGGCGCAGGGCAAAGGAGTAAACGTTGATGCCAGTGTCGGGAGCACGGGTGTGGTGCTGGAAGGGCTGGACAACGTCGAAGTAAGATCCCTCACGCTCGGAGATACGGTCCTGACCGTTGAGCTGCAACTTGGCAGTGACAACGGGGTTCTCGCCCCAGCAGTGCATGTCGAGGGCAGTCTCAGCAAGCACATAGGTGCCGGCATCGGAAACATAGGAACCAGAGTTGTTGCCACCGGCAACAGTGCTGAAAACATTGTCAGTACCGAAAGCAGTGTTGTTGCCACCGGCAACGCCAAAGGCATTGCCACCGGTAACGAGGCCATCAAGGGCACCGGCCATCTGGAAAACACCTCCACTAATGAAGGAGTTGGCACCAGAGGTGGCATCAGCACCACCGAAAACGTGGATAGCAGGGGGCAGGGCATCAATGGAGTCAGTGTAGTTAAACGCCTGAGATCCAAGGACCTTGTAAAGGGTGGTGCCACTGATCAATGAACTGCAGTAGTCAACGTTGGCATCGGGTTGAACAACCCAGATGAGTTCCTTGCAGGGGTGGTTGAAGTTGATCTTGATCTTGTTGGACGAAGATCCGACCGACTCATCACCAGTGTACTGGAGTTGCTCAATGAGGTACTCGTGGGGGTTGGAGGCCATCTTTCTGCGCTCATCGGTATCCAAGAAGATGAAATCAACGTAGATGGAGGCAGCAACAAGGGACTGCTGGTAAGCCTGGGTGACAGAGACAGAGGTGCTGGAGGTGTCGGCAATGTCATGGACAGCCCACAAGCACTCACCAATGGGTCTGAAGTCGATGTTGATCTTGACCTCGTGGTACTGGAGAGCAACGAGGGGAAGAGCAAGACCGGGGTTTCTGCAGAACCAGAAGAGGAGGGGGATGTACAAGGTGGTCTCAGGGAGAGACTTGCGGGGAGCGCAGACCTGGCCGGGACCGCCAGCAGCAGAGCAGGGTCCGTTGATGTCGGCAAAGGTGGGGTCAACAAGGTAGGTGAGTTGGGTAGTGTGACCAATCATCTTGTAGTATCCTCGCTGTTGCTCGGACGACAAGGTGAGTTGATTCCAGATGTGCATCCAGTCACCATACTGTCTGTCAATTCTCTGGCCACCAATCTCGATCTCGACCTGGGAGATGAGTTGCTCGCCGGGGAAATCCAACCAACGGGCATAGACGGCAGCATTGGATCCCTTCATGTCCTGGTTGATCTCAGGGAGAGTGACCTGGACATAGGTTCTGTAAGCAAGATCTCCGTTTCTGGAGATGGTGCAGGATACACGGCGACCGAAGTCAGCCTGACCGTTGAAGGTCTGCTCGATGGACTCCATCGCGAAGTTGGTGTGGCGTCTGTAAGACACCTTCCAGTAAGTGATCTCGGGACTTCCGGTTAAGAAAACATCCTGCGCGCCGTAGGCTACTAATTGCATCAAAGCTCCTCCCATTTTTTTATATACTGGAAAAATATTTTTTTTCCTAAATGTTTGTCACATTTGTCGTGCGGACCTACACGTTTTCAAACAGGTATGAAATGCCGCGCATTTGACCCCTACACGCACCTGCTGCATTTTTCATCTATTTTTCGCCTATTTTTGGACCCCTTGTAGGGACCCAGAAAATGGCGGAGTGTCCCTACTTTTAAAAGTGGGGACATATTTTAGAGATGCCGAAATTGTGCGAATTCGAGAATTGTCGGATGCGTGTCAATTCCAACTTTTGTAAAACGCACAAAGCAACCAAAGCAAGCAAAGCATTGGTGCAGACGTCATCCCTCTATCGCGGATACAGCAAAACAGAATATATCAACAAATTCCCTGAGGATCCTCTCACATTCCAGATGCTTTACAAGGACAAGGGCATGGCAACATGCAAATTCATTGACAGTCGGTTTGATGGATTTAAGGGTTCTACGGACTTAAAGAGTTATAGCGATAGAGAAATCCAAATCAATGGCATTTTGTTAAGAATTGTCACAAAACCGATGCCACAACCTGCTCAAAAATACATATCTGTGCGATTCAACACAGATAAATACACGTGTCCAAAAACGGGCAAAACAGTGAATCCGATGTTATATCGGCGCCTGCCTCTATTGGAGGAAGAAATAAACAGGCAAATTGGGAGAATTTTGGAAGGCGCGCATGAGGTTTGTCCATGCCCCTTCATAGAGATAGATTCTCACTTATGAATTTATCTAAATAATCCTCCATGAAAACTTCCCGTTTGCCTTCGTGGTTTTTCTGGAAAATATAGCGACCATCCCGTTTTTTCGCGGTCCACCCTTTCTCTAAACAGTTGTAGATGAATATCATTTTCTGCATCGTCTTCATGTCCAAATTCAAATCACTCAAATTCACTGTTTTGGATGCCATAATACACATAGTGTCGGAATTATTCGGGGGATTTTAACCAGTTATTATACCAGTTTCTTAGCATAAATTGCTGCGTTCATTGTATAAAAATTCATAATCGAGTGAACAATACAAAATCATATAAAAATCTACGTTCTATATTATTTAGCAAATGAGCACCGACACCACAACAACCTCAGTTTTAACCAGTGCAAACAAGTTTGATGAACCGATTCTAACCGAGTCCACAGCGCGCTTCGTGATGTTTCCGATCCAAAACGAGGAAATCTGGAAAATGTACAAAAAACAGGTCGACAGTTTTTGGCGTGCGGAGGAGGTGGATTTGTCAAAGGACCTTGTTGACTGGAGCAAATTGAATGAAGACGAGCAATATTTCATTTCCATGGTTCTAGCGTTTTTCGCGGCAAGCGACGGAATCGTGATGGAGAATTTGGCAATCCGCTTTATGAATGACGTCCAACTTTCCGAGGCGCGCGCTTTCTACGGATTCCAGATTGCCATTGAGAATATCCATAGCGAAATGTACAGTCTGCTTATCGAGACCTACATCAAAAACAAGGAGCAGAAGCAGCGCCTATTCACCGCGATAGAGAATTTCCCCTGTATTCAGAAAAAGGCAGATTGGGCGCGGCGCTGGATTGGCGGCACCGAGTCTTTCGCCACGCGCCTCGTTGCGTTCGCCTGCGTGGAAGGCATCTTTTTCAGCAGCAGTTTCGCGGCAATTTACTGGATTAAGAAGCGCGGTTTGATGCCGGGTCTCACCCTGTCGAATGAATTCATTAGCAGAGACGAGGCGCTACACACTGAGTTCGCAATTCTCCTGTATTCGGGATTACAAAATAAATTGCCGGCAAAGGTTTTAACAGGAATTATTAAAGAGGCGATAGAGATTGAGAAGGAATTCATATTGGAGTCGTTACCGTGCCGCTTGATTGGTATGAATTCCAAGATGATGTCGCAATACATTGAGTTTGTGGGGGATCGCTTGTGTTTACAGATGGGCGTTGAGAAAATCTATGGCAGCGCGAACCCGTTTGATTTCATGGAACTCATTAGTGTGGAGTCCAAATCCAACTTTTTTGAGCGCACCGTGAGTGAGTATGCTTTAGCAAACAAGGAGATGGCGACGGATGTGTTTAATTTGACGTGCGAGTTTTAAAGGGTCCGAAGGCACATAAAGGGTCCAAAGGCAAAATATACAGAATATGTATAATGGCAAGAAAAACGAGAAAGACAAGAAAGACAAGAAGAAAGGTTGGTGGGTCTAGACCGCGGTCTAGACCGCGGTCTCCGTTTAGTTCAATAAGTCCCCCATATTTAGACCCAAATGTGGGAACACCACCTCGCATGTCATTAAAAAGAACACCGAGAGAAATTCACATATACAAGAATATGAACGATTTTAAGAAATCGGTGCTTCCGGAAATTAAAAATATAAAAGATCATTTTGACAATCAACAACCCCTTTTTTCAGCATATTTAACAACTTTATTGCAAGCGTCCATAGGACGCGACGCTTCCGCCAAAGGCGAAAGTCAAAAAGATGAAAAAAAGCAAATGATGGAGGAAATTGATGACATATATGAAAATCTGCAAAATCTCAAAGACAGGACAACCCGATTGGCAGACATTGATAACGCCGAACAGGAAAAACAGCACATATTGTCTGGAATAAAATATGTCCAATGGAAGATAAGCAAGTTGACTGAACAAATAAATTTGAAAAACGTTTCGTCGATTGCTATTTCCAAAGAAGGGAGAGTAAGCAATTTGCCGAGATAAGAATAAGCAATTTGCCGAGATAAATATGTGAATTATTTATATATTTATCAATTTACATATGGCATCATCAGCAGGAGGAGGCGCAGAACATTCATTTGCGGAATCTATTGCAAACATAAAAAATGCCAAAGAATTTATTGACACATTTGGCGAATATACCGTGGACCCGCGACATGTTATACCGTGTTGTTCTCTCTACTACAGAGAAGAATCATTGGAAATGGCAAAAAGAAAAACAGAATTGTTAAAATTGGAAAACAAAGACAACACAAATCCCACACTCAATGAATGTTTGACGAAAATTTTAGACGATGAATACGTGGGACCATTCAGCATTTTAAGAAATCCAGTTGCTAAAATACTATGTTTGACAGCAGTTTTTGGGAATCGTTGGAAGGATATATTGGAAATAAAAGCGCGAACTGAATTATGGGAATTACTTGACGGAGTTGAACTGCCAACAGAATGGGTTTTATACATAAACTCGCATGGCACTAGAATAGATAAAATGACACCTGGTAATTTTAGTTATGAACACACAGCAAGTTTTGTATCAACTGCTTGTCCAGGCACATCTGCATTTTATCATGAAGAAAATAGCATAATTGATCCTGAAATTATTTTAAATGATGAACTTAGAGATGAAGAATTTATAAAGCGTTCTAAAATATATTTGGATGGAATCGGAAAAGATATAGAAACCCGATTAAAAAAATATGATTCTTTGCAGTTGGAAAAACTTGAGGCAGTTGAAAAATACAAAAAAAATCCAAACGCCGCAAATTTATTGGAATTTGGAAAAATTTCAAGTGAAATAGATAAACAAAAGGATAATTTAAAAAGTTTGGTAAAAATTTTTATGCAAAATAAAAGTCACGAATCATATTTAAAACTAATTCAATATTTTGAAAGATTTTTAACTGGTGATGAAGGCGGCGGCATATCTGGAAACAACACCACAATTGTTTCATTAATTCCAAAAGAAAGTGCCGACGGCAAATTGACAAAAATTTTGGAAAAATATTTTGAAGTTAAACTTTCTGAGGCGGCAGATGATGAAACTCAATATTACAGAGAGAAATTGGAACTTTTACGAAAAACCCCCATCAATGATTGGATAAGATTAGTTCAAGCAGACAAAACTGTAAATCCAACCTATGCTTTTGCTTTTAATGGTTCCAACAAACTAAATAAATTGCAAACACCCATGTTGGAATTGTCAATTGCAATTGCGCATAAAAAAAACAGCATTGGTTCTTGCATGTGTCTAAGCACATTTATATTTTCAAACATGGAATCAAAAGAAAACAAATTTATTGACAAATTGCTAAGCGAAGATGAACACTATAAAATTCGATTCGGTTTTGTGACATCATTGCTCGACAATCTTAGTTCACGGCAGGTTATTTTTGACAACAGTTGCAAAGGAGGCAATTCTGATGTTGATGAAGAATATCGCGCCGAATTTCCAGAGTTGGATTTGAATAATAGTCAGGACCCAGACACCCAACCAATTATTGAAACTGCGCGCAAATGTGGCGGAGTGTGCTCTCAATTCGCGCAAACTGGCGAATGTGTCCGAGGTTCCAATTGTCGTTTTTCACACGTAAAGGGTGGCAAATCAAAAACAAAACGCCGTCGTCCACAAAAAAAATCCACTAGAAAAAAACGCAGATAATTCCCCCATATTTAGAACCAATCCAATTTATTTTATGCGCATAATGTAGTAAATTATGTCAGCATTTGGAGGCGGTGCAGAACAAACATCATCCACAGAATCTGTGGCAACCATGGATTTTGACAATTTCATTGCGACATTCGGCGAAACAATTGTGGATCTAGACAAAATCAGACCATGCTGTAGTATTTATTTCACCGAGGATGATTTGGACGCAGCAATCCGGGTTTTTGAAATCGAATTAATAACAACAAAAACACTCAACCTTTGTTTAAGAACCATTTTGGGAGGAGAAATTCACGAAGAACGCGTATTGTCAGATCCAAAATGTCAAATTATGTGTTTAACTGCCCTTTTTGGAAATTATTATCAAGAGATTTTGACAACTCCTGATCGGAATGCCCTGTGGGAATCCGTCCAACACGATTTGTTGCCAAATGAATGGGTTGCGCATTCGACCATGCACAGTGGAATGGGTGAAATAACTTCTCACAGAGAACAAAAATATAGTTCAACAATAAAATTTGTCACGACTGCATACGCAACACATTCTTCGTATTATTTCAACGAACTGAATATAGTTGATCCTCAAAAATGGTTAAGTAATAATTTGGACAAATATTTAAGTGAGTTGTCCATAAGATATTTTAAATTAATGGGGGACATGATGATAGATGAAAAAAACAAATTTGAAACAACAAAGGATGACGACCATAAAAATACCATAAAAAGTTTATTTAAAATACACAAATTGGGAAGAAGTTATCGTTTACATTCACGCGATAAAATACATTTGTTTGAAACTTTTATGACAGGTGAAGAAAATGGTGGATCGACTAAAAAAAACTCAACAATATTTGCATTAATTCTAAAAGCAAGCGAAGAATTGAGAACATTTTTTAAAAAATATTTAATAATAAAACTGTCAAATGCTACAGATAGTGAGATAGAATACTATAGCGAAATTTTAAAATTAATTGACACACCAGACATGAATGAATTAATAATAGACATCCAAAAAAAGAAGAGTGAAACATCAACATATGCGTTTGCGTGTTTCAAAAGTTCAGATAATCCTAATTTTTTACAAACTCCCGTGTTTGAATTGTTGGTTGCGCTTGCTCAAACAGATAGAAATGATAACGCATTAATGATGTTAAGTTCATTGCAATTCTGTAATCCAGAAATAACCAGAGACAGATTTGTTAATAGGTTGATGAGAAGAGAATATGCAAGAGATGAATTTAGATTAGGTCCTTTAATTGCATTGTTTGATAGTCTTGCAGAAAATATGGTTGTGTATGACAATGGTTGCAAATCGTGCCCAGCATCAGCAACTCACATAAGTGAAGCATTTGACAAAGGAATAGTTGGGTCAAGTCAAGACGAATATACTCAAGACGCACTAAAATATGTAGACAGTTTGTCAACTGCTGCTGGCGGCGGCAGCAGCATTCAGACCACTACTGAAGATGCGGAAATAGACCAATTAGCATATCAAATTGAAAAAAAATATAGTGAATTGGCAACTTTTAATAAACTTACAACTGGAGTTGCGTTGCCAATACCAACACACGATGATGTATTACAAATGTTTGGATACAACCAAGACATCGACCCTGACCAAAAACAACAAATAATTGAAAATATGCGTTTGGAATTAAAAGAATTAAAAATGTTTGGCGGCAAATCAAAAACCAAGCGCAAAAGTTCCTATAAAACAAAACGCCGGCGTCGACAGAAAAAATCCACTAGAAAAAAACGCAGATAGATATATAGAATGAAAAGTCATTTTTTCAGAACTTTTCAATTTGAAGACGCATCATCCGAAAGTTACGGCGCGCCACTATGTATTTCGGCAAAATTTGACAAACCTCTATTGTCATTGCCAAAACATCTGAAAATGACAATCAATATGCACGACAGCAGCAACTCGGAAAAACCCAAGAAACGGACATCCGCGGATTCTCTTGAGCATTTGACAACCGACATCCGATACACTGTGGTAACCACCCCCATGACCAGCGCTCTATTTAACAGCAACCACTATAAAATAGTCGAGAATGCCTTTTTCACGCACGCCAATTTGACCGAGACCATGAAACGCAATTTGCGCGAAGAAATGGTCGAATTATACAACGAAAGGTTGAAAGACTACGACGCGTCCATTGCTGAAGAGGAGGCAAACGCCAAGATGTTTCATCGCCTCTATAATGGTCTCAAATCCAAAAACACGAATGTGATGAGAGACCATGCCAACATAACCGAGATTTTAGAAAGAATGAAGGCGCGCCCACCGAGAAAAATATTGGTTAAGGGTGTGACTCGCACTGAACCCAATCCAAATCACCGCCTAATTAACCTGTATGAAGAGTTTTGGAATAACGCCGACTTCCTGGAATACATCCAATTCACCAAGATGTGTCAGCATAAATCGCAGGATGATCAATCCATAAAGGGAGCGATAGAGGAACTCGCGAAATCCTACGAAATGTTGAAAACCCATACGGAACTGGTGAAAATACCGCAATACAAGGAAATCCTGGACCGAATCCGCAAATATGAGAAAAAAATTATTCGCACCGACATCATACAATCGGTCGATTACACTTTGAAAACAGTGAATGACAAGAAGTGTATCGACGATGTTTTAATGACGACAATTAATGGGGGCACCGAGGAGGACAACGAACCCGACATATACAATTTCGGATTCAATGTTGTCCCCTTTCTAACAACGACGTCGGACCAAATGCGGTTCATCGAGTTTTTCCGCGATTTCGTAAAGGCGAAAAAGGCGACCAAGGACCGTGACACGTTCAGTTACACATACGTGCTTTTAATGTATGAAATGGAAGTGGGGACTATGAAGGACCCCACTTCGAAGAATCCCTTCAAACTGCTCATCAACCTGTTTATGCGGGATTTGAATTACACAACCAGTTATGCGCTCAATATTGAGAAACGCCCCGACTGCGAATATGGCACGCTGATTTACGAGTATTTGAAGGAATTGGTCATAGTAAAATACGAGGAAACACAGGACCCAGAACTGCTGCAAACATTTCACGACCTCTTTATGATTGACCACGCAGGAAACCGAATGAAGAGTGATGCGGATCCAGATGACTTAGGAACGCAAACAGAATTTGACGGATATTTCTACAAGTCGATAGAGGCGTTGCCGCGGCGCATTCAAACACGTGGATATTACGAAGTGAATAAGCGCCAATTGATGCACCTGTTTTGTAATTTGTGCGACCGTTTGGATGTCCTGGACAATGGGTGTAAAAACGGAGATAAAATGGATATTTGCGAATCGGGGTTTTACGCGACGCCGAAAAGTTCCAAGAGTCCGACGTCCAAGAGTCCGGCGTCTAAAAGAGGAGGTACCCGAAAACGCCGTCGATAAATATGTAATGATTCTTTAACCATTACATAATAAAACCTAAAACACTCATTTTGTGAATTTGTATTTGGGAATTTCGTCAATGTTGATGACAATGCCATCTCTATCCAAAGTTTTCCCAGATTGCACAAAGGCAGCAAACACAGGACTCGTCAATTGACTTTTGGGACTATGTCCGTGGACGGTGCGCGCAATCATCTTATACAGTTTGAAATTGGGGTATCGTTCCTGTCCGTTTTTCTTGTATACCACGTTTTTATCATCGTCGTCCGAGCACCATTTTTTAATCAGCGTGTCGACTGGATTTGATGCGTTAGCATCGGCACCCCCCTCGTCATCATCCGTCACAAAATCATACAGAGAACATCCAAGTCGGCACAAGTCAAAACTGTAATTGGGTTCTAGACGCGGTTTGGACTCATTGAAAAAAGGTTCGCAATTGTATTGAGAATAGGCGTCGCCGCTGGGCGCGAAACTGTCACTACAGAATACCTTGTCTTGGAATCGGTAAATGGCACGACCAAAATCGATGATTTTGAAGATGCGACCATGGGTCGGCACCCTGTACCACGTGTTTTCGAAACAGTAGTTAATGTGGGTCTCGCTGGTGTTCACATACATGATGTTGTTGGTGTGTAGATCGTTGTGTGTGAAATCGAACGCCTTTTGGTAGGTCAGGAGGATCATTGTGATTTGGAAAAGCGCGGCAACCATGGCGTCGGTGCCCAATGCGCGTTTCATAAGGAGTTCGTCAAATGTGCCGACACAGCGTTCTTGGAAGATCATTTGGACGGGGAAGTTGTGGAGATAAGAGTAGACGGGTTCCTCTTTTTCAAATTCTGTGTTTGTTTCGGACTCGGTCTCCCATTCAGACCCTGAACCGTCAGAAGATCCTTCTCTTCCTTCGGAAGACTCACTTTTATCAGAACTTCTTTCAGAAGATTCGCTTTCTTCCGTTTCATCACTGCAAGACGACCCGCTCGATTCGCTCTCCGATTCCTTATCGTCCTCTTTTCCTTCGGATGGTTCGGAAAGGTCCGTCGGTTTTTCGTATTCCAATTCGGCATCTGTATTGGCAACAGTTTCCGCGCAGAAACCGTCGACAATTTCCTCTACATCAATGAAGGCGTCGTTCAAGGCATCATTGTCCAAAATGGCGATCTTTTGGCGGTTGGTGCGGGACCCGGACCCTGAGAAGTCGCGCACCAACACTTCGGCAGTTTCATCCAAAGTGAAACATTTGCCCACATTTGCCATAAAAAATTCGGATTCTTTCGCAAAATCGAGGTCATCCGCCAAATTGAACCGGAACCGGTCTTGAACGGCAAGCGCGGACCCATAGAATGGCACCCCGTGCACGAACCCGTGCTTTTCCAACAGGAGATTTGTGAGGTAAGAAAAGAACGCATCCGTGTAGGAGCAATTGTTGGCGTTTCCGATTTTGGGTAAGCACACGTCAGCGTCCAGCGACGGCAACGTGGTGATGCGCGGATCTTTCAGATTGTATTTGCCTGTGATGAATTTCAGGGGGTCCAATAGAGGCGAGAATTTCACAAATACATCCTGTTTGACTTTTTTGCCATCCTGATCACACAGAGTATGTAGGTCGGCAACTTGGTATTTGTGATTTAGAGAAATCATATTGTAGTTGTCGGCATCCATGTCGAAAAACCTACTATAGACGGGGTTGTAACCTTGGAAATTTGCTAAATTAAATGGTTCATAACTGTTGTCAATAGAGATTTGTTGTGTTGCCATTTTTTCCAGGTTTGGTTTTCTGAATCGTTGATAACCAATGGGCGTGGACATTAAATAAGAATAATATATTTATCTAAATCATTCTTTATGACATGATTAAACTAATGGCAAAATGGCATTATTTATACTGAAGGATCAGTTACGTAATAACCATATATGGTTATTTAGACATCACGGAAAGTGGTCGGATAAAAAATATTTCCAAAACATATATTGGGAATGACACTAGAACTAAAGAAATTCGACATGCGGGCAATTACTTTTCGTCCAGATGAGAACAAGGGTCCTGTAGTAGTTCTTATCGGTCGTCGTGACACGGGTAAGACCTTTTTAGTCAAAGATTTGCTGTTTCATCACCAAGACATTCCGATTGGCACCGTCATATCCGGGACAGAGGCGGGTAACGGTTTCTACGGCAAACTGGTGCCCAAACTGTTTATACACGAAGAATACAACTCGGCACTCATCGAGAACGTGCTAAGGCGTCAGAAAACCGTGATGAAACAGATGCAGAAGGAGATGGAGGCGTATAAGAAAACCACGATTGATCCACGCACTTTCGTCATTCTTGATGATTGCCTGTATGACAACACGTGGGCGCGGGACAAGTTGATGCGCTCCCTCTTTATGAACGGACGTCACTGGAAGGTGATGTTAATCATCACAATGCAATACCCGCTCGGTATTCCGCCCAATCTGCGTACCAACATCGATTATGTTTTCATTCTGCGTGAAAATTACTTGGTAAATCGCAAGAAGATTTGGGAAAATTATGCGTCCATGTTTCCGACGCTCGAGTCATTTTGTTCGATCATGGACCAGACCACAGAGAATTATGAGTGCTTGGTCATCAACAACAACGCCAAATCCAACAAGATCAATGATCAAATCTTTTGGTACAAGGCGATGGACCGACCCGATTTCAAGTTGGGTTCCAAAGAGTTCTGGGAGATTTCGAAGAATTTGGGGTCCGACGATGAGGACGAGTATGATCCCAATGCCAAAAAGAAGGCAAAAGGCGGACAAGTCACGGTGAAAAAGACGGGCGGGGCAAATGGTGGAAGTAAATGGTAAAGAGTAAATAATTTAGAATCTTGTTTTCCCAACCGGGAAAGCAAGATTCTAAAAAGCAAAATATCTTGGTTTGGGCAATCCCAAAGCAAGATCACATAAAAATATTATAAACAACGATTATTACTACACCAACACATAATACTTAAAAACAACACGCCCAATATGCACATACAACAAAAATGGGAATCGACAAAGTTGGCATGGAATTAATAATCATGTCGCACAAGCATTTGCCACGAGAAAATCGTAACAGAGCAATTGCGTTGGCGCGCCAACAAATCCACATTCACCCCCAAACCATGGATCACCTGTTTCAAAAATACGGCATCAATGCGCCCCTACATGAATGCGGTGAATATTTTGAGGCACTATTCAAAGACATGGGATACGCGGTAACGGATTCGATCGACAACTCGGCATATGAGAACGCGACGATCATACACAATTTGAACTTGCCGTTTTTATTGTCAAAAACAGAACCACGGTACAATTACGTCTTTGACGGCGGCACGATAGAGCACATATTCAATTGCCCCCAGGTCTGTGAAAACATCATAGACATGCTAGAGGTGGGCGGCATATTTTGTTCTCTCACGGCAAATAACAATTTGTCGGGGCACGGAATCTACCAGTTTAGTCCCGAATTTTTCCTCTCGGCATTCACCTCAAAATATGGCATGGAAGTGCTCGAATTGTATCTTGCCGAATTCAACGCAGACCGAGATCAGTGGATCGACGTGAAATCCTTCAACGGATGGCGAAACAATGCGCAAATAAACACACAGAATTCGGTGTACATAGTTGCAATCATAAGAAAAATCTCGGACGATAGAGAATCTCTATTGCTGAACCCACCGAACCAATATAGTTATGAAAACGTGGATTGGAATAAATAAACAAATGCCCGCAAAAAGACATATAAACTGGTTCCCAAATAATAAATAACAACAAATGCAGTACCCATTTGACGAAAACACAATGACACCTCTGTGTGAGATTATGGGCAAATATGGAAGCGACAAGGGGAATACCAACATCACCCAATGTTGGCACAATTACACCACATTTTACCACAGCATATTCAAGGAAATACAGGATAAACCATTGCGCATTTTCGAGTTGGGTTTGGGCACCAATAATTTGAGCGTGCCGTCCAACATGGGCGCAAACGGCAAACCGGGCGCATCATTGTATGGGTGGCGCGAGTTTTTCCCCAATTCCAAAATCTATGGTGCCGACATCGACATGAATATCCTGTTTGAAAGTGACCGCATAAAAACATATTACTGCGACCAAACAAATCCGATTATCATCAAAATGATGTGGAATCAAACAGAATTGGTCGACGGATTTGACATTATTGTGGAGGACGGGTTGCATGAGTATCACGCCAATGAGTGTTTTTTCGAAAACAGCATACATAAATTGAACGCCGGCGGATATTTCATCATTGAGGATGTCATGAAGGATGAATTACACCTGTTTGAAAACAAACTTGTCGAGTGGAGACAGCGATTCCCAGAGTTGGATTTCACATTATTACAAATTCCATCTCGAAAAAACACATTTGACAACAATTTGCTTGTAATTAAAAAAACTAAATAGAAAAATAAAGTGTGCTTTTTTATAGATACACTTTATTTAAATGGCAACCATTGTGACCGCGTATTTTAACATACCCAAATCCAAGGCAAATCACGAAACCTATGCGAGATGGATGAAAAACATGCTGGCAATACAGAATCGCATGATCATTTTCTGCGACGCGTCGTCTTTCAAATTAATACAGAGTCTGCGCGCAAATAATCCTTGTCCCACCATCATTGTACAAACAAAATTCGAGGAATTTCATTGCTACAAATATGTAGATATTTTTCGGACGCAGCACTTACTCGATCGCGAAAGAAAGAAACACAGTGTTGAATTGTATTTGATTTGGAATGAGAAGAGCAATTTTCTGAAGCGTGCAATGGAGATAGAGAAATCATTCAAGGAACCCCATAATACCAAATTTGTGTGGTGTGACATTGGGTGTTTCAGGGTGCCAAATACGCAGTTCTTGAAATGGCCTGACGCCAGCAAGATCCCGGATGATGAGATGTTATTATTGGAGGTTCTTCCATTGAATAAATTGACCGAGGATTTATCAAAAATAGATTATATTGGTGGCACCATTTTCGCGGGGTCTTCCGACGCAATTATAAAATGGCACGACGCCTATTACGCAATGTTGGAACGCCTCTATGACAGGGGCATATTTGTGGGCAAGGACCAGACCATTATGTCGTCAATATATATTGACCAACCCGAATTGTGTTTCTGCGTGAAATCTCCACGAGGGATATATGATTGGTTTTATTTACAGGATTATTTAGTTTAGCGTGTCGCCAAAAACATATTGAATGTCCCAGACACACTGATAACCTTGTATCCAATGTCTTTTATAAATTGGAAC